CTGATTGGCGCCGGCGTTTGTCGTGCTGAATGTCATGCGCGCGGGAACCGAGCCGGCAGACGGAGCGCCATCGGCCTTGACGCGAATATCGGCACCTTCGCGCAAAACCGGCGTGCCGGTCGCATCGAAACCGCCGGCGCCAATCAGCAGAAGATCATCGCCGGACTGCACCGCGACATTTGAAGCAAAACTGGTGCCGCGCGATTTCTGCGAGGTTATGGCACCGCAAAAACTGTCATTGGAATATGAGCGTAAATCGAACAGATCGGCAGGAACGCCATTGAGTGAGGAGGCCTGTAATCCGCACAGATTGCCGTAAATATTCGCGGCCGCGCCGCCTTGGTTGCCGATGTTGACGCGGCCGGCGGTGTCAATGCGCATCGCCTCGACTTGCGCGCCGGTGAAAAACTGGATGAAGTCGGTTGTGCCGGCGCCGGTCGTGCTCTCGAGCACCAGGACGGACGATGCGCTAGTACCGCCGGAAACGGTGCCCCACGGCCAGGCCACCCCCCCATCGGCCGGTTGACTAACCCGCGCCCGCCAGTTGGCGCCGGCCGTCGCCAGGCGAATGTACTCGGTGCCGTCGAGCGGCGCGCGAGCAGTTTCGGCAAGCGTGGTCATCGAAGGCATTAGTAACCGTCCCTGACCTCGGGCGAGCCATCTTCGCGAACTTCAACATAGAGATCCTGCCGGAGCTCATAATTAGGCGGTGGCCCGAGCATGCCGGCCTGCCAGCCGATCGGCATGGCGAGCCATTGCCAGGCCGCCCACGCAGCCCATAGCCGCTCGACCATGACGCGCCTCAGTACGGCTCATAGATGATATGAATGTTGGCCGCACAGTTGACGCCGCTCGACGTCGACGAGTTGTAAAGCACGCTGCCCTGACCCGGCGCGGCGGCGCCCTGGATCTTCCACTCCTGGCCGGGCGCCGCGTTCCAGCGGAAAATTCCGCCAAAGCCATTGATGCCCAAGTCGAGCGTGGCGTCCGTCACCGCGTTCGAGCCAGTCGGCCCGGTGGCGGCGGCGATCGCCGTCGTGACCGTCGAGGCGAGCGCCGTGCCGGTCGGCAGCAGCAGGCCGTCCGAGGCGCTGGCCGTCGACAGTGCGGTCGGCGTTGTGGCGTTGGTCGAGGCGCGCTTGAGCACAAAGCCGCCGAGCGTCGAGGCCGAGGCCATGCCGGAGACCTTGCACTCGAGCACGTCAACGAGCTGCGGCGCCGTCGCCGACGCCAGCACATACATGAAGATGACAGAAGTCAGCGCGGTGTTATCCGCCGCCGCGTTGAACGTCTGTCCCTTGGTCGTAAAGATCCGCTTAGCCATTTCATTTCTCCACAAGTTGAACGAACAGACGATGCACGTAGTCGGGGTTACGCATGATCGCCGCGCACGTGTCACAGATGAACGTATTGCATTTGAAGCAGATCTCGCGTGGCCGTTTGCGCTCGGGGTTTTTGACGACGACACCACCACAGTGCGGGCAACCGAACGTGTCGGCCTCAAACACGGCACCTTCGGCCACTTGCTCGGGCGCATAGCCGTGCTGGCGCGCCCACCATTCCGGCAGGCCCGGCGAGGCGGAATGGTCAACATGGACGAAGCCGCCCTGATAGAGATTGCGGGAAAACGGTGCCATCAGATCCTCACGTGTTGGCGACAACCGAGACCACGAAGCCGCGCCCTTCCGGCACGCCGTGGTATTCGGTTTGGTTGGCCGCCATGCGTTGATTGGTGGTCGTGGCGTTGGTCGCGCCGGCCGGCCCGAACAACACCGAGCACACCGCGTCGCAATGCAGCCGCACCATGCGGGTCGCCGCCTGGAACGCCGGCGATGCGCTGCCGAACGCAACGGTATAGTCGGCGATCGGCGGTTCGAGCGGCACCTGGCCGTTGGCCGTCGCCGGCAGGCCGGCGATCGTTGCGTATTCGGTGACGTAGAGCGTTGTCATTCATCAGCTTGCCAGTTTCAGAGCGGCCTTGTGTTTTGCTTCATCGTAGTTGGCCATCAGCGCTTCGGCGTCTTTCAGTTTCTTCGCCGCCGCCGCCTCGCGCGTCGTCAGATCCGCCTCGCGCGCATTGACATTCGTGTTCCAGTTGCGCGCCGTCTGATCAAACTCGGCCTTGGCGGCGTTGAGCTCGGCCGCGCGCTTGTTGAGATCCTGCTCACGCTGCGCATAGGTCTGCGCTTGCGCTGCGCTGTCGCGCTGCGCGCGATCGGCCTGGCCGCGCTCGTAGTGCGCGGTCTCGACGTCTTGCGCCGCCTGCGCCGCGGCCGCCTCGGCATCCTTTTTCAGCTTGCGCGCCTCGGCGAGATCGCCGGTGGCCGCGCGCATGTCGGCGATGCGCTGCGCCCAGGCCTTCGGATCCTTGGCGATGGCGACCAGCGCTTCGAGCAGATCGGTGGCGTCGGTCATTGCTGAAAACCCCAACTATTGACGTCGACCGCGGTGGCGGTGCCGTTGGCGGTGGTGGTGACGGTGATCGCGGTATTGGCGGCGCTGGCGGCGATGCACGGGGTAAAGGTGAAGCTGGCGACCGTCGGCGCCGGCGCCGTGCCGTTGACCGGCGCCTGGTAGACTTGCGAGGAGCCGACCAGGCCGGCGACGGTGATCGGCCCGACGGTGGCGGCACCGCCGACGGCGCTGACATTGAAGCCGCAAATATACGTGGTCTTGCCGGCGCTGCCGGCGAGCGTGCCGACGACGGCGCCGGTCGAGCCGGTCGAATTGCCGGTGATCGGCGTGCCCGAGGTCGCGCCGCCGGCAACCGGCAGCGGATTACTCGCACTCAGCGCGCCGGCGGCCGTAAACCCGATCGTCGGCACGCAATTGCCGCCGGTCGGCCCGCTGCAGCCGACGGTCTGCGCCTGGGCCGCTCCGAGAAAAAAGGCCGCCGCTAAGAGGACGGCGGCCAGAGTTGCGCGGACGTACAGCATCGCGCCGGGTGGAACCTCCTAGTAGTAGCCGTAGATCACGCTGACATTGACCGAAGCCGAGTTGAACGAGGTCGCCGCCACCACCAAAATGGTGTCGGCGGTCGGGATGCCGGTCGACGACGAGCCGTTCAAGTTGGTCGGCACCACCACGACGTTGGCATTGGCGCCGACCGCGGTACCGGACAGGAAGCGCGTTGCCGAGCCGCTGTCGCCGACATTGACGCCGCCGGTGATGGCGTTGCCGGCCGTCTCCTCGACGATGATGTATTTGACGAAGGCATAGGCCGGCAGCACCAGCGTCGAGGTGGTGCCGCTTTGGTTGGCGGTGATGGCGTTCTGCTGCACCACGCCTTCATTGACGCCGACCGTGTAACCTTGCGAAAGGAAAAAGCCGACGTCGGCGTTGGCGAACAGCGCGCAGCCGGACGAATTGAGCCCGTAGGACGGTTGCGGGCTGGCGGTCGAGGAGGTGTTGACCACCTGGCGCGGGCCGCTCGGGCCGACCGGACTTTCCGGCGCGCACAGCCAAACGTGCAGCACTTGCAGCGAGGCCGCCGCGCGCACGTCATTGGTCGGCACCGCGAGCGGCGCGAGCGCCAGGGCGAAAGCGAGGGCCAGTCTGAGAAAGCGCTTCATGGTGTTGCTCCGAATTGCGGATCCTTTTTCAAAACCTCGATGAATTCCTTCTCGCCGGCGATCTGCCGGTCGAGATTGTCCTGGTGCCCGGCGCCCGGCGTCATGCCGTTCGGCAAACCGAAATTGCGCAGCTTCTCATAGCCGCGCGTGCGTGAGGACAGGTAGTAACGCAATTTCTGCTGCCGCTTGTCGGCGACCGCGCGGCCATCGTGTTCGAGCGCGTCGCGCGCATCGCAGGACCACATGACGATCTCGACCGGCCCGCGCACGTTTTTCTGCCAGTGCTGAAACTCGGCCTCGTTGCGATCGTAGATCAGCAAGGCTTCCTCGTAGCGCTTGACCGCGCGTTTGTGGCGCAGCAAGGCGAGCGGATCGTTCACCGGCGGCGGATCCGGCTCGTCCGGGGGGAGCGGCTCCTCGGGGCCGCAATCCCACAAAAACACCTTCGACTTGCCGAGCTCGTCGATCAGGTTATTCGAATAGGACGAATATTCGCCGGTCTGCACCTTGGCCATTTATTCCCTCGGCAAGACTGCAACGAAGGCGCGGAACGTCGCCGAGCCGAACGTGCCGCTGACATAGAGCGACACGTATTGGTACGGCGTGTTGGCGACCTCGTTGGTGAACAGGATCTCGTATTGATAGCCCGACGGGTAGTTGCCGGCACCGGGCGGCGTCGTGGTCACAGCGCCGTTGGGATAGGCAAAGGCGGCGGCCTGGCCGTAGCTCTGCGCGCCCAGGTTGACGTTGCCGCTGGCAAAACCGGGGTTGTTCGAGCCGACCAGGGTCAAGGTCTGAATGTTCGAGCCGGAGAGCGTGATCGCCGTGAGATAGACCACGCAGACGAAATCACCGCGCGCCTGCTGCGGGGTGATCGAGCTGACGTTGGAAATCGACGGCAGGGTGATGGTGATGCCCTGGTTGCCGCCGAGGTCGACGATGCCTTGCGCGCCGCCGACCGTCGAGTAGCCGGCCGCGGTATGCGCGGCGGCACCGTCGTCCAGCAGCATGTTGGCGTCGAAAGCGTAATTTCTGCGTGCCATGTTATCCTCGCTAGGCGACGATTGCCGCGTTGGTCCAGGACGTCAGGCGGACGAAGCAATACTTGTGCTCGTCCACGATCGACACGTCCCAGGAAATATGCGTGCGATAGGTCTTGCGGTCCTGCAGCAGGCCGACGTCCTCGGGCGTCAGGTTGCGCACGTAGATGCCGCGCAGCATGCCTTCACCGAGCGTCATCACGTAGAGCGATGCGGTGACGGCGGAGCCGCCGCCGTTGCCGACCTCGTTGAACTGCAGCACGGGAACCTGGTCGTCTTTCGGGTAGCCCCACAGCAGGCGGTGGCCGCCGTAGGAGATTTTCGGCATGCCGACCTCATCCCAGGTCTGCATGACGAAGCCGGTCAGCGTCGTGGTGCGCGCCGCCTGGATCCACAGCGGCAGCGAAATGAAGGGAACGAGAATGTAGGTGGTGCCGGATTTCTTCGACACGTTGTTGATGGTCTGGTCGAGGTTGAGCAGCGACAGCGCGGCGCCGCCGCTGGCCGTCGAGTTGTTGAACAGGCGGCCGAACATCGTCGCACGCACATTGAGCCCATCGAACACGCGCTGGTTGGTCGAGCGGTCGCCCTTGACAAAGGTGTCGATCCACAGCCGGGCAAAGGCGGTGATGCCCATGCGCTCCTCGTAGTTTCTCCGTTCCGGTCCATGCCGGTCGACGATGGCGCGGTCGATGTCGATGTCGTGGTCGATGATCGCGGTCGCCTCATCGAACGGCTGGATCACGCCATGTCCCGAGCTCGAGGCCTCGTTGACGGCGCGGAATTGCGGGCTGGCCAATGCCGCCTCGCGGAAGCCGACATATTTGGATCCGCGCAGGCCCTCGAACGGCATCACCTCGAACACGTCCGAGTATTGCGTGAACATTTCAATGATGGTGCGCCGAATGTCCTCCTCGGAGAACCCTTTGGCGTATTCCGGCAGCGTGATCAGATTGGAGACAGCCATAGCTTACCCTTTCATTGCCGCGGATCGCGCCAATCGGGCATGGTCCGTTGGTCGAATGTTCGCGCGTAATCGAGTTTCTGTGCTGGCGTGAGTTTGCCGCGCTGTTCCGGCGTCAGCCGCCCCGGCGGCTGTGGCGGTTCGCGGCCGTTGCCGCGGAAGCTGGCACCGCCCTGGCCGGTGATCTTGGACACCATTTTTTCCAGGCGCTGCACATCGGCGGCGGTGAAGGCGCGCGCCAGCACGGCATCGCCGTCGGCCTGGCCGAGATAGGCGCGGAAGAATGTCGTCAGCGCGTCGATGCGCGCCGGGCCGGCGGCACCGAGCTTGGCGATCTCGGCATTGCGCGCGGTCTGGATCTGCTGCTGGCTCGATACCTGGCCGCCGGCGTAGAGCGAGAGCAATTTGCCGAACGCCTCTTGCCCGGAGATCTTGCCCTGGTCGATGTCGAACATGACTTGCTGCGCCTGGGCGAGCAGCGGGTCGGCCTGGTTGAAGGTGAACTGTACGCCGTCGGGCACTTTGAAATCGGCCGGCAGCTCGGCCTTGTAATCGGTGGCGGCGGCCGGCAGCGTCGAGCGGCGCACGTCCTGGCCGGCCTTGAAGGCGGCGAGCTCGTCATAGCCGGCACGAAAGGCGCTCGGGTCGGCAAACTGCGCGGGCAACCACTCAGGGCGTGCTGTCGGAGCCGCCGTTGCGGGCGCCGGCGCGGAAGATGGTGAGGGGGTCGTGCCAGGACTGCTCGGCGAGCCACTTGCGGCGGGCGTCGGTGCGGGTGCCGGCGCCGGGCTCGGCGCTGCTGCCGGGGGTGATGGCGATAACGTATCGGTCACTATCAACAATTCCCCGAGCCATGAGGCTCATCAGGTTCCGCGCCAAGATGCGGCCGCCCTCGTGCGCCGGCAACGCACTCACATCGGCCGCCAGCGCCATCGCCAGCTTGTTCAAGTGCCAAAAAATGATTGCCCCGTCGGGCGTGCGGGCGATGCGGTCCCAGGCCTCGTTGATCTCGTCGGTGGAAATTTCGCTCATGGTCCACCTGTGGCCGCCGGCCCGGGGATCGGCGGGCCGCCGGCTTGCGCCGGCGCCGGGCGCGGCTGCAGGATCTTCGACATTTGCTCGACCACCTGTTGCACCTGGCCCTTGTCGCGCATCTTGATCAGGGTGACGCGCGCCTTTTGCAACAATTCCTGCATAGTCTTGGCGCCGTCGACGTACATCTTGAACTCCTCGGGGAAGGTCTGCGCCAGGTAGCTCGCCAGTTGCATGGTCTTGACGATTTCCTGCTGGTCGGCGGCGGCCTGCGCCGGGTTGCGCGGCAGGGTCGAGACGGCGCGGCCGTCGACCTTGAGCGGGGTGATCAGGCCGGCCACCTCGAGCAAATGCTGGAAGCGCAGAAAGTAGGCGGCCGGGCCCTCGCGCCAGAACGACAGGCCGGGGGTGCCGAGCCGGCGCTGCGCGCGGGCGAGCTCGTCCATCCATTGCGTTGCGGTCGGCGGCGTGTCGCCGCTCTGTTCGGGGTGATCGACAAAAAACAGCTTGCGCAGATTTTTCAGTTTTTCCTCGTACTGGTAATTGCCGACATTGGGCGGCGGCGGCGTATAGATCGGCCGCACGTCCTGCGCGGTGCCGGGGCGCACCGGGTAGGCCATGCCTTCCTCGACGCCGGTTTCCACCGCGGCAAAGCTGTCGTCGGGATAGGTGATCGGCGGCTTGAAGCTCAAGGTCGCGTGTTCGATGCGCATGCTCTCGAGCTCGTCGATCTGGCGGAAGGTCGGCAGTGCCTGATACATCGGGCCGTGTGCGTGCGGCCAATCGGCGGTCGGGTTGAAGCGCGCGACGATCAGCGGACAGGATCCTTCACCCTTGAGCTTGTTGTCATGGATCACCTGGTTGCCGAGCATGACCACGGCCTGCCAGCACGTATCGCTCTTGTCCTGCCAATCGCGCCAGAACCCCCAGATCACTTGCGTGCGATC